GCCACTACTGGAATTAATCTTGTACCATTGGATTACGTTTCTTGGCTATATCGATTTTATAGAGGTGGTATTAGAATTAAAGCTTTGGTTGAACCTGCTGCCATTGGTGGACCAGTGGGTGTTATTTCCGAACAAGGATTGATTCAAACGCCAGCGGCATTTTCAAATATTGCACAAAATGTTACCGAATATGCACGTTTACTTAACCAAACAGGTAGCTTTTCTCATTTTATAGATACTATTTATAATAGATTTCTAGAATTTACGTTACCTTATTTTAGTAATACTCATATATCCTTATTAAGAGGCACCAATGTTACCTTAAGTGACTTTGATGACAGGTCATCGGCAGCTTATATATTTGGCAATTCCGCTACTGCTGCAGATAGTATAACTATGTTTAAGGCCGCTGCTGATGATTTTAGCTTTGGTTGGTTAGTTGGCCCGCCAAAATTAGCTCGCATACCTCCAGCTGGAGGTCTAGTACAATTAGATATGTCTGTTGGTACTTTATTTGTTACTACATCAACTATCATTGGTGATAACACAATTTATGAATTTGAAGTTATAACTGCTGATAAGGATATTGCTACAACTGGTCTTGGAACTCCAATTCTATGGGCAGATGTTGCAGGTTTTCCTGTAGCACTAACTTCTAGTACTTTGTTTATACCACCAACTGATTGTTTTGTTAGTTCTATAACAGCTTCTTTTGATACTGCTTTGCGTATACCAATACCTACAAATCAAATTGCTAATCTGGATGTTCCAGCTACTATTGCCGCTCTTAAAGCTTTGGCTAATGTTAAGATTATTGTAGATAGTGGTGTCTTACCATAATTTTCTTTTACACATTTTTTAAAATGTGTCGTGTTAACAACACGTTAAAATATTCGAGCGTTAAATTAAACGAATGTACAAACTGCATTCGAGAGATTGAATAAATTGGATTATAATTGGCTAAACTAATTTGTATTTTATTCTTACGCTTCAGACAATTGGCCCGTCTGGTAATGGGGGC